GGGCATCAAAAACTTCACCGGCTACCTGAACGAGATGTCGGACGGCTCTCTGTACGGCTTTGCCAACGGCATCACCAAACTCATCACCTCGCTCTCCAAAGGCTCTGACGGCATCGGCAAGTCGTTGGGCGAGCTGGGCGGTAAGGTTGGCGGTATTGTCGGTGCCATACTCCAGATACTTGATGCGCTGGGCGATGACCCGAAAGGTTTCATCAACGACCTGCTCGACAAGGTGGCCGATACGATAAACAAGGTGGTGGAGGAACTTCCCGAAATCATCATCGATGTCATCAAGGACGTGGGCAACATCGTGCAGGGACTGCTCAGCGGCATTGCCGGGTGGTTCGGCATAGACGACCTCTTCGGGTTGAACGGCAACGAGAAAGAGGTGAAGAAGACCATAGAGAACCTGACCGAGCGCACGGAACTCCTGCAGAACGCCATCGAGGACCTGACCGATGTGATGGAGAAGAGCTACGGTCAGAAAGCCACCGATGCCTACGAGCAGGCCAAGCGCAACCAGGAGGAGACCAACGCCAACTATCTGGGCATCGCGCAGGCACAGGCAAGCTACTGGAAACACCACCATAGCTGGAACTACTACTGGAAAGGATTTTCCGATGACCAGACGTCGTGGATAAGGCAGAACGTGAAGGAGAACTTTGACGGCAGCATCTGGAGCCTTACGCCGGAGGAGATGAAGAAACTCCTCTCCAATGTGGATATAGCCGAGTACATCAAGAACAGCGGCAAAGGCGGTTACGGAGGCGATGTGCTGGACAAACTGCAGGACTATGCCGACCAGGCGGGAAAGATAGAGGAACTGACTGACAGCTGGCGCGAGACCATTACCCAGATAAGTTTCGACAGCATGAAGGACAGCTTCATCTCCAACCTGATGGACATGAAGAAAACCTCCAAGGACTTTGCCGAGGACTTCGCTACAGACATGCAGAAAGCCCTGCTGAGCTATTCCATGGAAGACCTCATCAACGGCAAGCTGAAGCAACTGTACGACGACTGGGCGCAGCTCATATCCGACAAGAACGGCGAGTTGACGGAAAAGGACATCGAGGACTTCAACCGCCGTTATGACGAGATTGTGGCGGAAGGGTTGAAGCGCAGGGACGAGTGGGCGAAGGTCACAGGCTACGAGGACACGGGCGGCACCAGCCAGAGCGCGAAGTCCGGAGGCTTTACCGCCATGACGCAGGACCAGGGCACGAAACTGGAGGGCATGTTCACCAGCGGGCTGCAGCACTGGTCAAGCATGGACGACCGTCTGGAGACAGTGGCCGACCGCATGAACCTTGCCGAGAGCCATCTGGCAAGGATAGCCGAGAACACCGGCACGAGTGCGGGGCATCTTGGCGAGATAAAGGAGGACATCAGGAAAATAGTAAGGGACGGACTAAAAATAAAATGACATGGACAAGATACTTGGAGGGCTGGTGCTGGTGAACGGCACCGACATCTGGAAAGAATACGGCGTGTTCCTCGTCGAGGACAAGCGTGGCGGCATGGATAACCTCACCGCCATACTCACGCCAAGCAAGACGAAGAAGGATACCGCCGTGAGCATACGCGAGGAGCAGGGCGAGAAATACTCCGCCACGCTGACACCGAGAAACGAGCCGAGGGACATCACGCTCAACTTCGCCCTGTATGACAAGACACAGGCGGGTTGGCTGCGGAAATACTTCTCGTTCATCAATTTTCTGAAACAGGGCAAGGGCGGTTGGCTGGACATCGTATTCACGCAGCTTGACCTTACCCTGCATGTGAAATACAGCGAGAGCCCCAAGTTCACACCGCTCACCTACCTGTGGAAAGAGGGCGTGAACGCCGGCAAGTTCAAGGTGAAGTTCCGCGAGCCTGTCCCCATCATCTAACGACATTCTAACAGCATTCCGATATGGTTCTGACGATATACGACAAATACGGCACCGCCCGGACGGACATCTCGCCCGGCGACGGCAGCATCCAGCAGAAGGAGGTGCAGGGCGACAACGTGCTGACGCTCTCCTTCACCCATTATGAACACATACCCCTTGATGTGAACGACTATGTGGACTTTGAGGGCGAGCGCTACTGGCTCACCGAGAAGTACGCCCCGGCCCAGAAGAGCGAGGGCGAGTGGTCGTATGACGTGAAGTTTTACGGCATCGAGAGCCTGATAAAGCGTTTCCTCGTGCTGGAGACCACCGGCAACAATGCCGAGCCCGTGTTCACCCTCACCGCCACTCTGAGAGAGCATGTGGCGATGGTGGTGAAGTGCATCAACAACGGCATGGGGCACACCACCGACTGGAAGGTGGGGCAGGTGGACGGCACCGACCTCATTGTCATCGACTACGAGGGCAAGTACTGCGACGAGGCGCTGAAGGAGATAGCCGAGAAAGTGGGCGGCAGTGCCGAGTGGTGGGTGGAAGGGCAGACCGTGAACATCTGCAGATGCGAGCACGGCGAGGAAATAACATTGGGGTACGGCAACGGACTGACGAGCCTGGAGCGTGACACTGACAACACCAACAAGTTCTACACGCGCCTGTTCCCGATAGGCAGCACCCGCAACATCGATGCGGAGAAATACGGCCACAGCCGTCTGATGCTGCCCGGCGGTCGTCAGTATGTGGAACTGCACACCGACGAGTACGGCATCTATGACCACTACGAGAAAGACGCGTTCAGCGGCATCTATCCAAGACGCACCGGTGAGGTGAGTGGTGTGCGCAGCGAGAATGTCAAGGACGATGACGGCAACGCGTTCACCATCTACTACTTCAGGGACGATACGCTGAACTTCGATCCCAACGACTACGAGTTGCCCGGTGAGACCAAGCGCGTCTCGTTCCAAGACGGTGAGCTTGCCGGGCTCGGTACCGATGATGACCACTATTTCGAGGTGAACTTCGACAGCAAGACACGCGAGTTCGAGATAATCACCATCTGGCCGTATGACGATGACACCCAGCTGCCTGGTGGAAAGCTCGTGCCAAAAGTAGGCGACCACTATATCCTTTGGAACGTGCGTATGCCCGACGAGTACTACCCGATAGCGGAGGAGGAATTCCTGAATGCGGTGGAGAAGTACAATGCCGAGCACTGGAAGGACATCAGCGTCTATAAGGCTCCGACCGACCATGTGTGGGTGGAGGAGAACAATGCCGTGCTCCATGTCGGCAGGCGTGTCCGGCTTGTGAGCGACAAGTATTTCCCGGAGAACGGCTACCGGCAGAGCCGTATCACCAAGATAACGCGCAAGGCGAACCTGCCAAGCCAGATGGACCTTGAAATCAGCGACGCCCTGCAGACAGGCGCGCTTGACAAGGTGAACGACAGCATCGGAGAGCTGAAGAACTATACAAAGTCCAGGACAGAGGGCGTGGCCCTGCCCGACATCATACGCTCGTGGGACGACACGCAGCCGACCGACAACAACATTTTCTCCGCAAGACGGAGCCAGCAGGAGTTCATCAGCAAGAAACGCAACGACCGTGCGAAGAAGAAAATCACTTTCGAGGAAGGCATCGGTATCGGACTGGAAGAGAATGGGCGCATCGATGGCAAGGGCAATGCCGAATTGCTCACCCTTGTGGTGCGCGAACTGTTGCGCAGCGCCAACTATGGAGGCAGTGGCATGACAGGCAACGGCTGGCAAATCGGCCTTGACGAGGACCTGCTGTCGCACTTGATAGTTGACAAGATAACCGTCCGGCGCGTGATGAATGTCTTTGAACTGCTGATAAACAAGGTGCGCAGCGTGGGCGGACAGATTTGCGTGAGCGCGGCCAACGGCAAGATAAAGACGGTGCAGGAGCAGGGCGACTACTGGCACATCACCTTCGAGCAGGAGAACACCTTCGTGGGGCACGACCTGATGCGCTGCCAGGTGTTCACCAGCACATCGCAGAAAGCCTACTGGGTGGAAGTGGCCGGCACCGCAAATGGCGGCATACTTGTGGAGAAATCCGAGTTTGAGACCTCACGGCCCGAAGAGGGCGACGAGTGCGTGCTGATGGGCAATACCGAGACGGTGAACCGCCAGAACCTCGTCCTCATATCCGCCTCGGAGGACGGCCACCCGAGAGTGGACGTGCTGGACGGAGTAAACGCCAAGAACTTTGACCACGCCCTGCGTGCAAGGCTCGGCAACCTTGACGACATCAAGGACGACCGTTTCCCCTTGGATAACCAGCCGAAGGGCAACGGCCTGTATGCCGACAACGTGTATCTGCGCGGCACGTTCCTGCTTTCCACCGGCGAGGACATCAAGACCAAACTGGAGATAACGGAAGGCAAAGTGCAGAGCGCCATCGACAGCGTACGCAACGACTTCCTGAGCGAGAAAGGCTACCTGAACAACCCCACGTTCACATCAGGACTGGAGAAATGGAACTCCGAGAACGAGACCGTTTTCTTCCTTGTCGGCAACAAGTGGATATGGGCCAACGGCAATGTGCTCTCCAAGAAAGGCGACGGCGCAAGTGTGGTCACCGACATGGGGCGCACGGTGGTGCGCATACGCAACAAGTACATACTGCAGAAACACGGGAACCTGCGCTATGTGCCCACGTTCCCGACCAATGACGAGGGACAGAAAGAGGCTCTGCCTGTGTATCTGACATTCTTCTACCGCTGTGCCAAGGTCGGCACGCTGAAGGTGCGTTTCGAGAATGTGGACAAGACAGGCTTCGCCAACTTCAACAGCATGGAGATAAGCGAGGAAATCGCGGAGACTGACGGCTATGTGCAATATACCGGAAACGGCCTGTGGAACGGAACAGGCGACTTCCGTCTGGAGTTTGACGGAGACATCTACATGTACATGCTGGTGCTCAGCACCGACAAGTACGAGGCGCTGACGCACCGCTACCGCACATTGTTCGAGCAGAGCGAACGGCTTGTGAAAATCTCCGCTGCCGTGTTCGACAAGGACGAGAATATGCTGGAGGAGACAGGGCTTGTCACCACCTCCAAGGTGTCGGGCCTGTACGCCATTGACGGGGACGGCAACCTGAAGTCCTTTGTCGGTGCGGGTCAGGACGGTGTGAAGATAAAGGCCGCCAACATACAGCTGGAGGGAATTGTCACGGCCAACGGCAACTTCAAGATATTGGAGGACGGCAGCATCGTCACGCAGAATGCGACGATATACGGCAAGGTGTTCGTCGAGGACGGCGGAAAAGTGGGAGGCTTTGATATTCAGAACGCCTGCATGAAATGGAGTGATAGCATGGCTGAGATAAGGCTTGGCTATGATGATACTTGGAGCAGAAAAACCTGCGTGTATATCAAGGCAGACATGTTCAGCAACGCCATCGCCGGGCTTGCCCCGATGGGAGGCAGCGGAATTTACGGGAGTTGCAGGAGAACCCCTACATTCCCAAGCGACAGTACCATGTGCGCGGGGTATTTTGACGGTGACATACTCGTGAATGCCGGTAACATACTCGTGACGGGCGGTGCTATCCAGGCGGACAAGATGCTGCCACAGAACGGCTGGTCTGGAAGATTCAAGGGTAAAACTGTGACGGTAGAGAACGGAATAATAACAAATGTATCATAATATGAAGATAGATTTTCAGCATTTCAATGTTTACCTGTCGGTCAGCCGCAAGGAGGCACGGCCGATGGACGTTCGCGAGACCTTCGCGGACATGATATACAACAACGTGAACGGCATCAAGGCACACGCCCTCGCCCTGAAGATATACGAGAGTGAGGGCGAGGCGGACTACACCGATGACGAGATGAAACTTGTGCGCATCGTCGCCGAGCGTCTTTGTGTGCCCGGTTTCATAGACGGACTGAACGAGCAGTTGGATAATAACCCTAACAACGAATGATATGACAGACGAGGAGAAGAAAACAGTCGTTCAGGAAGTCCTGAACCAGATAAAGACCGACAGTCAGAGCGTGGACGAGCTGGAAACCGTCACCTCGCTTGACAGCGTGAACTCACTACCGGCCATGCAGGGAGAGAAAGTTGTCCGTGTGCCAGTGTCCCTGCTTGCGAAACCTGCGGAAGATGCGGCCAAGACAGCAAATGCAGCCGCTGCCACGGCGGACGCGACATCGAAAGCGGCCGTGACAGTGGCACAGCAGGCCAAAGACGCGGCAAATGTGGCTTCGAGTGCTGCACTCACGGCCAACAATTCGGCCATGCTTGCCGATGCAGCCACGGCAAAGCTGAATGATGCCATTGCGGCAGCCAACACCCACCCGGTAGTGCTGGCGAACAGCCTTGTCGGTGATGCCGACCGTATATTCAGCGATTGGTCTGAGGCGATGGAGACCATTGCCGGCAACGAGAGCACCGGTGGTGAAAAAGTGTTCACCACCGGCTGTGTGATGATATTCAGAAGTGCGGACGGCTGGGAGTCCTGGCAGTTCACCGGTGATCCTGGCAACGATCTCCATGATGCGGAAAAATGGCAGGAATATGCCACAGGCGGCAGTGGCGGAAACACCTACAACGTGACAGAGGAAATCCCGCTTGAGAGCGGTTACTACACATTGGAGACCGCCATCGTCGCCGTGGAGGAGAAGAATCGTGCCAAGGGGCGCTGCATCACCTACGAGACGGCGCTGGGCAAGTGGGAGACCAAGCAGTTCACCGGCACAAGCCTTGACAGTTGGGAACAGGCTGCGAGCTGGGAGGACTTCGGTGGTGCGGGCAACGTGAAGAGCATATCGGTAAACGGAAAGAAACAGACGCTTGACAACACGGGCAACGTGAACCTCACCATCAACGAGACAGAGGTGGACGAGAGTTTGAACACGAACTCCACCAATCCGGTGCAGAACGCGGCCGTGGCCGCCAAACTTGCGGAGGTCGAAGCCAACACCATATTTGGCGGCAGTGCCGAACTTAGCGATGACGAGAGCACCGTGCGTGTGACGCTGACCAACAAAAGCGGTGCGGAGGTCGTAGGTCTGGACATACCGGCAGGAAAAGGCGGCAGTGGCGGAGACACCTCCACCACCAAAATCGTGCTGACGGCAGAGACTGACAAGTCCGTCATCAAAGAAGGCGACAAGGCCATACTCACCTGGTTCTATGACCACCAGTACAGCAGCGGTGACGAGAAAGGAACATCGACGGGGCAGAAAGCCATCGTGGAGATACAAATGAAGCGTGGCGCGACGCTGATGTATTCCGATACACAGCAGGACGTGAGCAAGGGCACCTATACGCTGGACCTGACTAAATACCTTCTTTTGGGCACGACGGACATCTATGTGAAGGCGACCACCACAGACCCGACAACAGGCAAGACGCAGACCAAGCAGAGCTATGTGAGCGTGAAGGCGGTGACCCTTGCCTTGAGCAGTGGTTTCAATATCGCTGAGTGTATCGCAAAAGGCGGCTATGGCGTGAGCGAGAACGTGGGCATACCCTATGCCGTAAGCGGAAGCGGCACAAAGACCGTCACCCTTTATGTGGACGGGCTACAGAAAGACTCCGTTTCCGTCACAAGGAGCGGTACCACCAACGGCAGTTTCACGCTCTCCATGTCCGGGCTTGCAGTCGGCAGACATACCATGCAGATGGTGGTCGAGATGAAGGCAAGCGAGGAACTGACACTGAAGAGCGAGAGCATCTATTTCGACATATTGAAGACCGGCAGCAGTGCTCCATATATCGGAACCAAGATAATTTTCAAGGACGGGCGCGTCTTTACGGCAGACCATCTCACCCCGACCATCGATACGGGGCAGTATGAGCAGATGATGTTCGACTTCGTGGCCTACGACCCCACGGCAACCCCTGCGGGCATGAGCGTGTGGAGGGACGGTATAAGAACGCAGACGGTGAGCGTGCCGAGAACGGTGCAGACCTACACGAACCGTTTCCTGGAGAAAGGCGCGGTTGCGATGGTGCTGAAGTGCGGCACGACCGAATACAAGTTCAATGTGAACGTGACGGAGAGCGGCATCGACCTTGGCGAGGCGACATCGGGACTGGTGCTGAAGCTGACGGCAGCGGGCAGGAGCAATGCGGAGAGCAGTCCTGCGGAATGGCGTTATAACGACATTCAAACGGCGTTTGAAGGCTTTGACTGGCAGAGCAACGGCTGGACGGGTGACGCGCTGAAACTGACGAACGGCGCGAACATCGAGATAGGCTGCAAACCATTCGGCAACGATGCTACGACCACTGGTGCGACTTACGAGATGGAACTGACCTGCACCAATGTGACCGACCGCAAGGGCACGGTGGTGGACTGTATGGCCGGCAATGTCGGTTTCAGACTGACCACGCAGGAGGCGCTGATGCGCACGGGCGCAGGCTCGGAAGTGGGCACGAAGTTCGCGAGCGGCATGACACTGAAGATAGCCTTCGTGGTGCAGGAGAAGAAAGGCAATAGGCTGATGGAGCTGTATGTGAACGGAATCTTGAGCGGTGCAAAGCAGTACGCCCCGACAGACAGTCTTCTGCAGGACGAGCCGGCCAACATCAAGATAACGAGCGAGAGCGCGGACGTGGAGGTAAGGAATCTGCGCATATACAACCGCGCATTGGGCGACGACGAGGAACTTGCCAACTACATGGTGGACCGCCCGACAAGTGACGAGATGGTGGTGCTGTTCGAGAAGAACCAGGTGATGGACGACGAGGGCACGGACGTGGACATCGACAAACTAAGGGCGATGGGCAAGAGCGTGATGCGCATCGTGGGTGACGTTAACTTAGTGAACCAGACGAACAACAAGAAGTTCGAGGTTCCGGTCGATATATACTTCTATTCGGCCTACGGCAAGGAGTATGACTTCATCATCTACCAGTGCGGTCTGCGCATACAGGGAACGTCATCGACGACCTACCCGAGAAAGAACTACCGCATCTACTTCTCAAGAGAGAGCAAATACGGCACGAAACTGTATGTGAACGGCGTGGAGGTTCCCGACTTCAAGTACTCGTTCAAGCCGGGTGCGAGGCCGATAGATATTTTCTGTCTGAAGGCTGACTTCTCGGACTCGTCCTCCACGCACAATCCCGGTGGTGTGCGCATCGTGAACGACATCTGGAAGAAGTGCGGCTGGCTGACCCCTCCACAGGCGGCATACAAAGGCAACTACGACGTGAGAATCGGCGTGGACGGTTTCCCTATGGACCTGTTCTATGACAACGACGGGACAGGCGAGAACGTGTACTTAGGCAAGTATAACTTCCTGAACGAGAAGAGCGGCAGCGGCATCATCTACGGCTTTGAGGGTATCGAGGGTTTCAATGACGAAGCAACACTCAATGGTGAACGCAACAAGTGCATCTGTCTGGAGTTTCTGAACAACTCTGAGGCACTGTGCCTATTCGGTACAAGCAACATGGACTCGTTTGACGATGCACTGGAGTTCCGTTTCAAGGCAGATGACACATGGGCAACGGCGCACGAGGACGACAAGGCAGCTGTGAAACGCCTTTGGGAATGGATATATTCATGCAAGGGCAACCCGACAAAGTTCTTGAACGAATATGAGGACTATTTCGGCAACGACTCGCCCTTTGCGTGGTATCTGATAACCGACTACCTGATGGCTGTCGATAACCGTGCCAAGAACATGATGCTCGTGACATGGGACGGCAAGATATGGTACTTCATTCCCTACGACATGGATACCATCTTCGGCGAGCGGAATGACTCGGTACTGAAGTACGACTACACGATAACGTGGGAGACGATGGACGAGAGCATCGGCTCGTATGCCTTTGCAGGGCACGACTCGGTGCTGTGGGAACTTGTGAGAGGCTGCCCCGACAAGTTGCGCGAGGTGGCCGACAAGCTACGCTCTACCATGTCGTTGGAATATGTGCTGAAGGTGTTCAACGAGGAGCAGATGGGCAACTGGTGCGAGCGCATCTACAACAAGGACGGTATCTATAAGTATATCAAACCGCTCACGGATGGCGTGACGAGTGCTGACGGAACGACCAATTACTACGACTACCTGTACGCGTTGCAGGGCAGCCGGTACGCCCACCGCACCTTCACCATTCAGAACCGCTTCGCCCTGCTTGACAGCCAGTATGTGTGCGGCACATACAGAAAGGACAGCTTTGCGGCCTACTTCGGCTACAAATTTGGCTCGGACAACCGCAAAATAAGAATCACGGCAAGCGAGCGTTACTACTTCGGATACGGCTACACAAGCGGAACGCCTCACCAAAGTGCGGTGCTGGCCGAGGACACGGGTAGCACGGTAAACCTGACATTGGATACAGATCTCATTGTGAACGACCCGCAGTACATCTACGGCGCAAGCCGCATCATGGGGCTTGACCTGACGGACGTGAGCCACGCTATACTGCAGACGCTGAACCTGAACAACTGCACGGCACTGAGGACGCTGGACGTGAGTTGTGCCCAGGCACAGACAACGCTGAACGCCCTGTTGGTAAACGGTTGTCGGAACTTGCGGACATTGAACATGACCGGTCTGAAGTCCACAGCCTTTACAGGCATAGACCTGAGCAACAACACGAAGTTGGAGACACTGAAAGCTGGCCGGACGGCACTGACAGGCGTGAACTTCGCACAGGGCGCACCGCTGACGAGCGTGACGCTGCCTGCGACATTGCAGACGCTGGAGTTGCGCTATTTGGGCAAACTGAGGACAAGTGGCCTGACATTAGAGGGCACGGGCAATATCACACGCTTTGTGGTGGATAATTGTCCCGGCATAGACTGGCAGACATTGTATGCAAGATGCACCAATGTAAAGTATCTGCGCGTGACAGGTATCGACATGGAGGGCGACGGCAGCCTGCTGACCTCGCTGATGGCGATTGGCGGCGTGGACGAGAACGGTGGCAATGTGGAAACGTGCCGACTGGTAGGCACATACCGACTGACGCAATACAAGGCCGATGAAGAGTACGATGCACTGCAGCGGCACTTCCCCGAACTGAACATTGTACAGCCAGAATACACCATGCTGGAGAGCGACGAGAGTGTGGCAGACGATGCGAATATCTCCAATCTTGACAACAGCACGGGCTACAAGTACGGCAACGACTACAAGCCGAGCGGCCACATTGAGGCAATCTTCAAGAACCGCCACCGTGTGCTTGCCAAGGTGACAAAGAAAGCCACGACACGGAACGTGAACATCGCCAACGTGGATACAGTGGTGAACAATTTGGACGGAGAGATGACGTACTGCCCACTTGCAGACACGGACAGCAACAAGTATTATGATGGCTCGGCCGCCAAGCTGAACGGTACGGAGGGCGACTGGATGATGTATGAGCCGTTCTTTTGGAGCAAGGGCATCAACGACTTTTTGAACGGCAAGAACTACAGCTGCTACAGTTCAAGGGACAAGGACCACATGCCGACGGTGCCGAACGTGGACGTGCTTACGCTTGCGGACATCAAGGCACGTCAAGGCGGTTATACCAGCGGAAAGAAGATAATGAGCGGCAAGGACACCATCAAGAACTCCTACAGTACAGACAGCACCTATTCCGTATGTATGGTCGATGTCAGCGGTTACAAGAAAGTACGCTGGCCGAGTGTGCCAGGAACCAATCTCGTAGGCTCAATATTTGCTGATGCAAGCGGTAATGTGGTGAAAGACATCGTGGTTCCGACTCTGGGCAGCCGTTTCGAGGCCGGTATGTATCTTATATCAGATGTTCCGGAAGGTGCGACGGCATTGTATTTCTCCATTTTGAACACGGCAGAGTTCGATAAGGTAGTCCTCTCCAACAGTGAGAAGATAGAGGACATGGAGCCGGAGTGGTTCGCCAATGACGAGCACTTGTGCGCCGTTGTGGGCAGCTCGGTAGTCGGCAGCAAGTTGCGCTCTGCCATAACAGGCAACAGTACCACCGGCAGTATGTCGTGGACTGACTTCCACTACTACAGTGTACAAAGGGGTATGCAGCAGATAGACGCGCTGATGCACTTCCGCATAGCCAACCTGAGCTATGCCAAGTATGGGCGCAGAAATATGCAGGAGCAATGTGGAGCCGGCCAGTACACCTATATGAGAACAACGGGTGGCACGGCGTCAAGAGGCATGCAGGACACCATCGGCTTTGAAGAAGCAAGCGGAATCAATCCGAATGTGACAAACAACACCTCCGATGCCGGAGTGCACCTGTATGCGTGGTATCTGGAGAAAGACGAGTACGGAGCCACGAAGGTGACACAGGTGAACAATATATGCTGTATAGGCTATGAGGACATCTACGGCCACAAGTATGACATGATGGACGGGGTTGACATACCTAACACGAGCGGTAACGTCGGCAAGTGGCGTATCTGGCTACCTGACGGTACAGCCCTTATGATAAAAGGTATGACCAACAGCGACTATTGGATAACCACTGTGGCACATGGCAAGTTGATGGCCGTGATACCTGTTGGAGCCATGAATGGCTCGTCCACCACCTACTATTCTGACAAGTACTGGTTCAGTTCGGCATCAGTCCGTGTGGTCTGTCGCGGTTGCAGTTACGCCGTCGCGTATGGCGGTGTGTCGTACGCGAATGCGAGTGTCGATGCCTCGAATGCGGGTGCGGACATCGGTTCGCGTCTCGCCTTCCGCGGTAAAATCGTGAGGGCGCAAAGCGTGGCGGCGTATAAGGCGATAAACGAGGTGGCGTAAAGCGAAGCGCGAAAAAGCGGGAGCGAAGCGACAAAACGAAAAGAACGGGGTTCGGATAGTGTCCGGACTCCGTTCTTGCGATATACGAATACCGGCGTAAGCCGGTCGAAATTTTTGAAGGGTGGGGGAGTACCCCAGCGGTACGTTTCGTTTTAAGAAACTATGCGGTTCGTTCTGAAGAGCCGAAACGCTTCGTTTTGCGGATTATAAATACGGGGTTACTGAAGAATACGGGAAAAAATATCCGACTGGAAAGACCGGCGTTTGTCAAGTTCTTATAAATTCATCACTAAACAGAAAGCAATATGAACAAGTTAATTACAACCATCGCCTGCCTGATATGCTGTATCGTTTATACGCAGGCACAAAACAAGAACAATATGTTAAGCAAGAAAGAACAAAGTATTGCCGCCATCAGTATGTATGCCGCACGTGGCAATCAGGACAGCCTCAAAGTGATCCTTGC